GGCTCGAAAGAGCTGACTGTCAGTCAAGCGGCTGGCGCCGCTTTCCTGGCTGTGTTCCTTAATCGGAATGCATCTAGGGAGGTGGTCCTCGAAGCGCCCTTTAGGCTACTGCTAAGGCTTATTTGGGGTTGCACCCCAGGTAAGAGTGTTCACGTAACTTTGCGCTACGCGCGTGGATACAAAAGATCGGGGCTGGATTCGCACTCGAACCAGTCTTACCCGCAAGGGAAAACTTAAATGTTGATCATATCTTAGTAGTAGGTGGTCGACTCTTGGTCGAACTGCTTAGTCTGGATAGGGAAAGTATTACATCTTTTCCGAAATCCTTCTCGGGAAACTGGGAAGGGGGGTCCACTCTAGGTGGGGAAATCAAAGAGTTGAAGCCACACAGGTAACTCTGCGGCTCCTAAGCCGGCCTGCGGCCCCGAAAGGGAAACCGAAGTTTCAGAGTACACCTATTATTTTTACCATGCAAACAATCTCAAACACTTTTAGCATCTTATTTAAAGACACTAATCCTGTCAGAGAGAGATTGCTTGGTTTAGGTGCTACTATGAATGGCCTGATCAAGGTAAAACTTGGTCGACCGATGCTGAAGGTATTACTTTTGTTACCTCCAGTAATCGGTTTAAAGAGAAACTTGTCGTTGATTAAGGTTACGATTACGTATTTGGCTTACGTCCATCGACTCTACAAGGGGGGGTCTATGCGCTTTGTGATTATCTATCTCAAAGCGTGTCACACCCTCTTGCAGCAGTTCTTGGGCGGCCAACGGCTTTCCGACACGGGTCCCTTCGGGGTCCGTGTCAGTCGGACTCGGGGTGGTTTACCTCGAGTTATTCCTGTACTTCATCGTAAGCGGATCCAGAGTGGTGATTTGCTAATAATTCGTTATTGGTTATCGCTTTTCTGTTTATATCGTATTCTCGATATGAAAGGGAAGCTGAACCTTAGGACGATCGTGGAGCCCTCTACGGCCCGACCATCGGTGATCACAGAGTTTTCGGACTTTGTGCCCATCTTTTGGAAGGGTCTTAGAGAGTTTCTCGGCCGTGTTAAGGTTCCTATTGTGGAGAAGGTTGCGAAGGGGGGGCCTATTCCGGCTCTGGCTTTGCTAGAAGCGAAGCCCGAGCTGTTGAGTAAGTCAGCTCCAGTTGTATCTGATGCGGCGTTGGAGGCCAAGATGGCCTCCACGTCGCCGTTGTCTATATTATTGACTTCCAGAGTTTGGATGGCTATCCTTCGCACCACAGATCTTGGAAAAGCTTTCAAGACATGGTGTC